TGGTGCGTTGTGTGCAATCTGGTCGAGTATTTGTTGTGCCGTTACGTCACCATAAGGCACGATGTCAAAAGCCATTGCTTCGTAGTCCGCAGCTTCACGGCCTGTAGCGTCAGACGAGAAGCTAATCAGAAGCTGGTTGGTCTCTTCCAAATAAGCCGAAACGTGTAGTTTGTATTTCATGTCTTCACCTTATGACACGCCGCCTTGGCGTGTTCCTGTTACTGTCCAAGTTATATTCGAGTTGCCCACGGCGTAGTTGCCAGCCGCGCCGCCTGCGCCACCGCTTCGCTCGGTGTTGTGGCTAAAGTTTGCAGCTGAACCGACTGCGCCTGCGCTTCCAAGGCCACCGCCTGCTCCGCCGTAAGTTCCGGGAGAACTAGAACCTTCGACGTTATTGTTAAAAACCCCTGCGCCGCCTGCGCCGCCAGATGTCGCCGTTCCTGAACTGCCCGCGACAGAGTTTGTCGTTTTAGCTGTAACAGTTCCTGCTGCCATCTTATAGAACCCTGAGCCTACGCCAAAAGCTCCACCTGACCCTGCGTTGGTTCCAGCACCTCCGCCGCCGCCACCGCCAGAAACCACATTAAACGAAAGGCCACTTTTGCCATCGACGCGGTATCGCGTCGCGCCGCCACCGCCGCCGCCGCCGCCAGCACCCGCAAACGTCCCGTTGTTTGTTATAGACGTGGCGAACTGCGCTCTAAATGCCGAGCCGCCTGCACCGCCTGCGCCAGCCGCCACGCTGGAGGCTAAGTAGCCATTATTATTGTTGGTTATATCAGCCCCGTCTCCGCCATTGCCGCCCCTGCCCTTAACAATCCCGTTGTTAATAATGGTAATCGCATCGCCAGATGCCCAGCCTGTGCCAGTGTCCAGAGCTTGTGTTCCAGTGCTGGTCGAGCCTACTGTAACGCCACTGTTGATAGTCAGGGTCACGTTAGATTTACCAGCAACGTATGAGCCGCCCTTGTTAGTAAAGATGTTGTAGTTGTTTGTGTTGGCTGCAATCGTCAGGGCAATGTCCACAACGCTCGACGCACCATAATAATCAGAGAACGATGCTTCCGCTCCAGCCGACAAGCCTAGTAAGGCTCGAACATCAGCGTCATTCATGCTGATAGTCGTGCCTGCTGTGATACCTAGCTCGGTATTGAAGTCACTTAGTGATATTGCGCCAGATGCGGGAAGTGCCATTGTTTACTCCTACAGGCTTGCAAATGCAGTAACGTCACCTTCGACAGACAGATTGCCAGATGCGTCCAGCTTCATGCGGTCTGTTCCGCCTGTGGCAAACATAAGGTTGCCGCCAGCATCTTCTGTGATTGTCCAGTTGTCGAAATGATAGGTCGCAGCGTGGTCATTGGTCTGGTCAAACGTGACCAAGCTAATCCACGAATCGTCGGCTGCATTCCTAATCTTTAGGATGTTAGCGGTGGTATCATACCAGAGCTGGTAAGCAAAAATCGTGCTTGGCTCAGTAGCCCCAGCCGAGATAGACGCCAACGCTTGCAGTGCTGAGTTCAGGTCACTGCGGAACGATGGGAAGCCTTGGTTGGCAATTTCAAAATCATGTTGGCTCATCTTTAAGTCCTTACTTCTCCGTAGCCTTTGGCCACATAATCAAAAGTCCTGTCCACCGCCACGCCTGCTGCGTTGTAGAATGTAACGCTGAAACCAGTTCTGCTTTTACTTGTTATAGCATAATAATCGCCAGTTGCTAAGTCATCAATGGCTAATGATACGCCGCTCAGTGCTTTAAACGAGGGTGAGAAGGTGACAACCTTTGTTGCGCCACCGCTTGCAATGTCAGTCTCGCCCCGGACACTATCTGGCATATCGATTGTTACCGATAGTTCCTCGATGGCAGGGCTTGACGATGTGTCGGTCGATGACAGGTCTGCTTTGAACTTGTAAGCTCTGGCCGTGTAGTCGCCAACGACAAACTCTTTCCAAGCCGACCAAGTGGGGGAACCCGCAGGGTCATCATCTGTCGTGGCCACAAACAACTGCACGTTAATGTCGTCGAACGCGGATGGGTCACCGTCAAAGTCACCCAGACGGGCGTCAAAGTTGCCAAGTGCTTCGTCAAACGAGTTGACGAAGTCTAGGCGCAGCACCTTGAGGTCGGCGGTCAGGCGGCTTGTATATTTCTGAGACAGGTCAACATAGTTGTCGAACTCATAAGTTCCGCTTGTTGTATCGGTTACGCGGAAGTCGTCAAAGTTGCCAGTCGTGTCGTCAAAGTTTCCTGTCACCGCGTCGAACAGTATCTCATTCCCAAGCCTGAGAACATTGTTTGCATAAGTGTCGGTATCAATTGAGCAGCTTGTTTTCGTGCCGCTAAAGGTCGGGTTCTGTGTCGTTGTGGCCACTGCGTTCAGCGTCTCAATTGCGCTGATTTGGTTTACCGCACTCGTGGCGTTTGCGCTTCGGTTGCCAGAGGTGTCTACTGCGCGGATGAAATAAGTGCCTGTGCGAGCAGGAACGATTGCCGTTGTAGTCGGCGCGGATATACGCGGAACGAGATCTACAGCGTCTTGAAACGATGCGTTCGACGTGTCGTTGGTGTGTCTGATTTGATAATGGCTCAAGTCCAAGTCGGCAACAGGTGGCCAGTCCAAGTGAGCCTCAGCCCCTACGATGTTAATGCGTAAGCCAGACACGTCCGCAGGTCGGGCTGTCTTGCCGACAACCTGATGGCTAAAGGTTGCAAAGTTTGCCGAACGAACGCCAAGAGCGTTAATTGCGAAAGCGCGAACATCATAAGTCGCACCATCCACTACGTTTACCCTCTCGAACAGATTTCCCTGACCAGTCCCGACGATAGTATATTCAGTGTCAGTGCTTAACTTGGCCTCCACTTGGAACGTGTCGGCAAATTCTCCGCCACCAGTAACATTAGAAACAAGAACCGTGGTGGCTGTCCCGTTTACGATGCGAAGCTCATCGGTGACAAACAGGCCAACGTCACCCACAACGAACGGGCTTGGCAAGTTTGTGTTCGGGGCGGCATCGGTAGCTGTCTCGTCTATCGCCGCGTCCCAGTCGTAAATGTTTGACGCTGTCTCGCGCAGCAAAAGGTCAACACCGATAGCAACGCCGCCAGCAGTGTCTTGATAGACGACAGACCAAGCCTGCACACGAAACGCCTTGTTGCTCCATCCGAAGTTCTCGTTGGTTATAGAAACCGTGTCACCAGCTTGCAGGCGGAATGCCGTGAGCTTGGCTGGGTAGTTGACGACAATCTCTTGGCGAGACGCGAGCAGATGTATCTTAGCCAATCTTTGCGCTTCGCTGGCCGTGTTGGTGAATGACAGATCAAGCTGCGTAGGAATTATTTCGCCATCCTCAGTGGCAAACGCGCTGGATGCCACCTCTGGGTAGTCGGACAACTTGTAGTTGTTGCTTGGTGATAAGAATGTCCCCCTGACGGAATTAAACCTGTCCCGGCGCGAGGTCTTAGTGATTACCTCTATGCTGCCACGGCAGTCGTCTTCATCCAGCGAAATTACGGGGTCTCTATACTCGCCAGCATTAACGTGCCACTTACCGTTTGTTCGGATAAGATCGCCCATCATGCATGTCAGCATGTTGGTTATAACGTCAGACTTTTTCGCGCCCGTATCGACAACGCCGTTAATTGTGTATCTGGTTTCTTGCCCAGACAATCCTGTTACCTGCTCATCGCAAACGTCTTTGGCTGTGTTGAAGCTGGCGTCATTAAACTCAGAAGCCACGCTATCGAACCCGAACTCGCCTGCGAGGTAGTCGCGCAGAGCTAGGGCTGGGTTTGTCGAGTAACTGGTCAACCCTGTCTCTGGGTCATATAGCTTCTTGCCACGGACAATCATGCTTATGTTCGGGATACCAGTCGGGAAGCTGTCTCGGTGATACTCGAAGCGAGCATACACATAAGCAATCCCGTTTAGGACATGGTATTCCGTCCATTGTCTAGTCTCGGCTACAAGGTCTGCGTCTGCCTCAGTTTGCGTCCCATCGTAAAACTTAAACCTTACGACAGAGTTTTTTCCGTCTTTATTGTCGAAGTATGTCCCGCCTGATGCTTCATAGCGAGCAACACCGTTGGCGTCATTCCCAGCGTCGAATAAATTAGTGACCTCGTCATTAAGGTAAACCAAATGGGAGGTTGGCGAGTTGCCCTTCGCCATCCTTTCAACTTCATGCGATGCAACAGCCATGACAACGTGCAAGTATTTGTTGTTGTCGGTCACGTCCATAAAGACGATGTTGCCAGAAGCCTTAACTTCGCCATAAACCAACTTGCGGCTAGCTACAGGCTCCTTAATCATAATGTCGCGGCCTTGCGCTTCTACTTGGAAAGACGCTAGGGCTGCTGCTGCTTCGGCTGCGGCGCGCTCTTGCTGTAGGTTGCCATATGTGGCCGCAGAAGCCGAGAAGATTGCTGTGCCAGTGCCACCAGTGAAATAGCCAACGATACCCGCGATAATCGCATCAACAGGGTTGTCTAGCAAAGTCTTGCCAAAGTCCTCGATGTCTTCAAAAGCATCCTCAAAGAAACCCTTCAAGCCCATTAGGTCGGCCTCCCCCAAGTTATACTTAAATCTTGAATGGACGGGACAAAATTAAGCCCTTGGTCATTCGGATAATCAATTTTCTGGTCTTGTGAAGTGTAGCGTCTGACACGGGTTCTGTTCAAGTCAATTAGGCTGCTCTCAGCAGTTATCTGAACGCTTGAGCCATCACTGTTTTGCGAAATAGACATAGTATCCATCTTGCCCTCAAACACCATGTAGGGGTCTGCTATGACCGCACCAGAGCTATCCAATACGCCAAGCCATACCTTCATAGGCTCGCCCTGAAAGTCTTCCCCAAGGGCAAGGGAGACGGTCGCAGCATTCAGACCACTAAGCGTCAATGACGCGCCGTTGGCCTGTAAATCGGTTGTCTCTGTGGCTACGTCGATGGCAAGCATGTCTGCAAAGCCTGAGAATGTTTCGCCGCCAAAAGTTATCTCGCCGTAACCAGTCCAATAGCGCAGGACTGTCCCGCCATCATCGTTAAGCGTAAGCTCAACCGCATAGAATGGAGATAGGCTGTCGCCCTCGACCTGTGCCTGAAAGGAAGCAGAAACGTCTCTCGTCATAGTGCTTCTACCGCAGTGAACGAAAGGCCATAGATGGATGCTTCATTGATGGAAAAGCCAGTCTGGTTATTGCCAAGCCTAAATTGTGCAACTGCATTTTGCCCGGATACTAGGCTTCCGTCAGTAGGGGACGAGCGAAGGTTCGGCCAGATGTCCAAGGTCAACTCGCCGCTAGAGTTGCTGTCTGCATCGTTTAGCACTTTGTATAGTTGCGATGAACTCGAACTTCCGATTTGGATGTAGTCGCCTGCTTTTACATAGTCTGAGATGTCTGCGGTTGCACCATCTAGGTTCAGGGTGTTGCCAGTCTGCCCCGCTCCGTTGATTAAGATACTATCAGCAGGGTAGCTGGTAGCTGCGCCGCGTGGCAACTTGCCGTTGGGGTCACCCATAAGGAATGTGCCGAAAGAACCATTTAGCTTGAGTAGGAATGAAATCCACTCCTCGGCTTCCTCACGAGGCATGGGCGGCAGAGTGACTGTGGCTTCCCACCGTTGGCCAGCATTACGCTGCACTTGCTGCTTGAGCGTAAATGGCGACTGTGTGAGGCCGACAGTGTTTCTTGCAGTGAACACAATGCTGGCGATGCCTGTGGTGGTTGGTAGCGTGAGGGGATAAGAAATAGCCATGATTAGTTTCCAAACGAGTTAGCAAATGAACCGCCGCGACGAGACGCTTCCAAGACAGCACCTTTGCTCGCCTCTTTAATCATCGGCAACATGCTCAGGACTTGGCTGCGAACAGCCGCAGCGTTGTCCGAGTTGATTGTCAGGTTGTTGTTCACGACGATGCCCTGTCCACCCATCTTGCCATTCGGGATGATAGTGCCACTAGCAGAGGGGCTAAACAGTTCCGGGCCGCGCTCGCCAACCAAGTATGATTGACCGCCTGTAACTTGGCCACCCATTGCTCTCGTTCCCGAAACAAACCCTGCAAGACCTGTGCCGGGAGTGACCGTTCCACTAGCAGATGTCGAGCCAACAACGCCGACCAAACGCTGAATTACCAAAACCTGCAACAACTGAGCCACGATTTGGCCTGCCATGTTCTTGAAGGCGTCTGCTGTTCTTGATGTTCCCATTATAATGCTGCTAAACGCAGAACCCATAGACGTGGCTATGCCTGACGCCATCTTGTTGCCCTCAGTCAGTGTCGTGCCGAAGGTTGCGCCTAAACCAGTTGTGGCCATTTCTACTTCGGATACCGTTTGTTTCAGCCCCTCAAGAGTAATGTCTACAATTCGCCCAGCTTG